ACCAAATGTATCAAGTCCAGAACAATGGGCATATGCTAGAGTTAATTCTTTTTTATTCGCATTAAAAAAAGGTAGATTTCAGGGTGGTAAACATGATACAGATTTATTACCAGATAATCATCCAGTAAAAAAAGAAATGGAAGAAAATAAAAATATTATGAAAAAACATGATTTAAGACATATCCAAAAGATAGAAGAAACAGATGATTCAATCATTATTTACTATGGTAAAAATGTTGATGATGTTGAAATGATAGATGAACAAGACAAAGATATGAACGAAGCAGACCATTATCCAGGACATGAAGAAGAAGATAAATCTGAAGCTAGAAACATTACTGACAAAGAAGTTAGAACATTTAACGTATCTAATATCGAAGTAAGGAATGATGATGGCAAAAATGTTGTTGTAGGTTATGGAGCAGTGTTTAATTCTGAGTCTAATGATTTAGGAGGATTTGTTGAATACATTGCTCCTGGAGCTTTTGATGGCAGATTAGAGGATGATGTAAGGTTTTTAATTAATCATGATGGACTTCCTTTAGCTAGAACAACTAATAATACTTTAAGATTATCTGTTGATGAAAAAGGATTAAAGTATGAAGCTGATATGCCAGATACAACTTTAGCAAATGATTTAATGACTCTGTTAAAAAACGGAACAATAAGTCAATCAAGTTTTGCTTTTACTGTTGAGGATGATTCTTGGAGAAACGAAGAAGGTAAAAACATCAGAACAATAAACAAGGTTTCAAGATTATATGATGTTAGTTCTGTTACTTATCCAGCATATAACGAAGCTGGATCATTTGCTTTACGTTCTTTAGAGAATTGGCAAAAAGAACAAGAAGAAAATAAACTAAATGAGAATTTAGAGAAAGAATTAAAAGAGGTACAAAAAGAAGAAGAAGATTTAAAAAATCGCAGCCTTAACCAAATGCGATTGAAAATCTTAAAAAATAAGTATTAATAATAATTTTCAATTAAATGAAAACATCAAAACTTTACAAAGAAGAAAGAGCTGAAGTTATCGAAAAAATGGAAGGACTAGTGGCATCTGCTGAAGGTCGTGATATGAGTTCAGATGAGCAAAGCAATTTTGATTCTTTAAACGAAAAAGTAGAGGACTTAAATAAGATGGCTACAAGAGCTGAATCTTTTGAGAAACTACAAGCTACAAAGGCTATCAAAGAAGTTACAGAAAACACTCCAAATGAGATAAGAGATTACTCTTTTCAAGATGCTATGCACCAAGCTGCAACTGGTCGTCTAAGTGGATTAGTAAAAGAGATGGATCAAGAAGCTCGTAACGAAGCTCGTTACACTGGTCAATCTTTCAAAGGTATTGCAATACCATCTTCAATCTTAACAAGAGCATCTGTTGCTACTGCTGCTGGTAATGCTACTGAGGTTATGGCATGGACTGACCAATTAGAGGCAAATTTAGTATTGGCATCTGCCGGATGCAACTTTTACTCGGGGGTATCGAACTTGAAATTTCCCGTGTTTAGCTCTATCAATTCTGGATTTGTTCCTGAAACTGGTGGATCTGCTCCAGCTCAAAATGGTACTGCTACAAGCTTAACATTAGACCCTAAGAAACTTATTTCTATTGTTAATGTATCTGCTGAAGCTATTGCTCAAAACGCATCTATCGAAGCTGCTTTGAGAAGAAACATGGCTCAATCTGTTGCTGCTACTTTAGAAGCTGCTTTATTAGGAACTGGTGATGTGTCTAATGCTCCAACTTCTATTTTTGCTGATGCTGGTGCTGGATCAACTGCTGCAATTTCTGCAACTTCTGTTTTAGCTATGGAGAAAGCAGTTTTAACTGCTGGAGTTCAAGTTGAGGGAGCTAGATTAGCTTACCTTATGGACATGAAAGCTTACACTGCTGCAAAAGCTGCAATACAAGTTTCTGGAGTAAGTGCTTTATATGACAATTCTGACAAAATGATGAATGGATACTTTGCTTTCCAATCTACAAATGTTGGTAATGGAGGTGGCTCTACAAAGCAACATGCTTTATTTGGAGACTTCTCTAAAGTTCACATTGCTCAATTTGGTGGATTAGATGTCATCTACGATATCTACACGAATTCTGGAATTGGTCAGCCAAGATATGTATTAACTTCTTTAGTTGATGGTGATGCAGTACAAAATGATTCTGCTTTTGCTACATTAATTGAAGCATAATTTTGTTTATTTAACGGAGGAGGGTAATTCCTCCTCCATTAATTTTTTAATTTATGTTTACTTACAACAACTATTATTACAATCAAAATGACTATGTTCCTTATGGAAAGCTAGTTTTAAAAACTGCTCCATCTGCTACTGCTATTTCATTAGCTGAAGCAAAAATACATTTAAGAATTGATTCTGATTTTAATGATGACAATGATTATATTACTGCTTTAATAGGTGTTGCAACTAATCAAGTTGAGGAGTTTACAAGAAGAAGATTGATGAGTCAAACTTACAATCTTTATTTTGATGAGTTCCCTCCTTATATAGATTTACAAGTTGGAATAGTGCAAAGTGTTACTCATGTAAAGTATTATGATACTAGTAATTCGTTAGTAACTTTAGCAGCCTCTAACTATGATTTAGATGATAAGATAAAACCTGGAAGAATCTATCAAAGTAATGATGGTTCATTTCCTGATACTTTTGAAAGACCGAATGCCGTAGAAATAGAATTTGTTGTAGGAAGAACTGCTTCTGAAGTTGAGGATGCTATAAAACAAGCAATGTTAATTATAGTAGGAAGATACTACGAACAAAGACAAGACATCGTATTAGGTACTATTGTATCAGAATTACCTTTAATGGTTGAGTATATGCTAACTCCTTACAGATTTTTAGAATTATGATATTCGGAAAGTTAGATAGAAAATTAACTTTATTTAATCAAACATTTACTACTAATGCTTATGGAGAAAGAGTTTCTGGAAGTGCTGCAAGTGTAACGATTTTTGCAGACTTTAATTTCAAAGGTGGTAAGACATCTTATGAATCAGATGTTTTTGTAGGAGAGCAAATGGTTGAATGTTTAATTAGATATAGGACTGCAATAGGTACGAGTCCAGATTTTTATCTAAGTGATGGAGATAATGAATATGCTATTTTAGGTATTAAAGAAATAGGAAGAAAGGATAAAATGCTTTTAACAATAGTTAAGAAAGATTTAAAAGATATATTCTCAAGCTAATGGAAGCAGCTCTAACAATAGATGAAAAAGATTTAAACGATATAATAAAAAGTTTAGATGCTTTAAGATTAGATGAGAAAGGCGATAAAAAAATATTGCAGAAAGCTATGCGACAAGCAGCTAGACCAATATTAAATGAATTAAAAAAGAATGTTAATACTATGATAAAGCCAACTAGAAAGGGTGCGAGTAGTAAAAAAACTGGACAATTAGAAAATTCATTAGCTTTAATAAATGGTAAATTAAAGCCAGGAATGTCTCCAAGTGTCTTTGTAGGTCCAAGAGTAAAAAGAGCTTTTGCAAGTATGGATAAAACTGGTTTCTATTTTTTCTTTTTTGAATATGGTTTTAGAGGAATACCTGGATTAAGAATGTTAGATAAAGCAGCAAAAAGTAAAGGTTCACAAGCTCAAAATGATGTAATTAATAAGCTAAAAAAATTGATTGAAAAACAATTTAAGAAATAATGGAAGTAGGTAAAGCAATATATAATATTTTAAGTAATGATTCAGATGTTGCTCCTTTAGTTACAACTGGAGGTATTACTAGAATATTCCCAGCTAGATTTAAGTTTAGTCAAAATGATCCTACTCTTCCATTTATAGTTTACCAAGTTGTTAGCGATATTCCTAATAATACAAAAAACGGAGTATCTACTTATGATTATGTTACTGTTCAGATTACTTTAGTACATTCTAAGTATAGCGATTTAATTACTTTGTCAGGTCATGTAAGAGATGCCTTAGACTATGTAAGTGGTACTTTTGCTGGAGTAGTAGTAGATAAGATATTTTTTGAGAATTCTGTTGAGTCTTTTGATGATACAAGTGGTACAAATGGAATTTATCAAATAGCTCAAGATTATAGATTTAATATAAATAGATAGATATGTATAAAATAAAATTAAAAAAAGATATTACTTTCAGAGGAGTTGATTATAAAAAAGGTGAATCTTACGAAGTAGGCATAAAAGAGTATAGAGTTTTAAAGTCTTTAAAAGCTCTAGATAATAAAAAAGAAAGCAAAAAAGAAGATATTAATAAATAAAAAATTTTAAACAATGGCAATTTTTAACGGAACAAATTTAATTTTAAAAGTTCAGGCTACTACTGGCTCAGCTGATAAATTTAAACTAATGCACTCACAGAACGTAAGTCTATCTTACAATGTTGACACTATCGACGTAACGAACAAAGATTCAGGAGGTAACAGAACTTTATTAGGAGGAACTAAAAGCTATTCTTTAAGTGCTGATGGACTTATGGACTTTGTAAGTGCTGGAACAACAACAGACGTAGATGAGTTATTTACTCAAGCTAGAGACAGAGAGCCAGTAAGTTTCACTTTTGGTTTAGCTACTCCAGCAGGATATACTTATACTGGTACTGGTATAATTACTTCTCTAGAGATTTCAGGAGGGACAGAAGATGCTCCAACTTACTCGGTAACAATCGAGGGATCAGGAGATTTAACTCAAACTCCAGTATAATAATTTTTATCGTTGGATTGAGGTTGGAGTTTATCTCCTCCTCTCTTCAATGATAATTTAATAATAACGATAAATAACGATAAAAAATGTACGAAATAGTTTTTATAAACGGAAAAGATTATCCAGTAAGATTTGGAATGAATGCTTTAAGAATGTTCTGCAAAGATACAGACAGAGCTTTAAGTGATTTAGATAAGTTAGGAGAATCAATGAGTTTGAATGATGCTTGTTATTTGATTCTAAACGGAATAAAAGATGGATCAAGAGTAAGTGGACAAGAATGTTCTTTAACAGTTGAAAGTGTAGCAGATTTATTAGATGAAGATTTTGATGCTTTAAATAAAGTATTGGAAGTTTTCTCTACACAATTTAGTGCTAAACTTGGAAACGAGGGAAACGTGAAAGCCGCAAAGAAGAAGAAAGCGGCAAAGAAATAGATTGGGATACATTAGAGTCAGTTGCTTATGGACTTGGATTATTACCAAATGAATTTTGGAATTTAACATTTCATGAATTTTTTTTAATTCAAAAAGGTCGTAATGATGTAATTGAATCAAAAGAAAAGAGGGAATGGGAAAGAGTAAGATGGTTAGCTTGTTTAATGTTGCAGCCACATACAAAAAAAGGACAAAATTTAACTCCTCAAAAACTCGTAAGGTTTGAATGGGAGAAAGGAGAAGAGATTAAAGATGTTGAGAAACAAAAAAAACAAGCTCAATATATAGCTAAGAAATACGATTTAATAAATAAAAAAAATGGCTGAAAAGAATTTAAGTGTAAAACTCTCTTTAAATGATAAGCAGTTTCAAAGTAGCTTAAAAAAATCTACTAGAAGTCTTAAAAAATTTGGTGCTAGTATGCAAAGAACTGGTCAAACAATGACTAGGAGTTTAACTTTGCCAATAGTAGGACTTGGAGCTTTAGCAGTAAAGTCGTTTGATGCTCAAGCAAAAGCAGTTGCTCAAGTAGAAGCTGGTCTTAAATCAACTGGAGAAGCTGCTGGATTTACTTCTGAAGAGCTGCAAAAGATGGCAGCAGATTTACAAACTAAAACTCTTTTTGGAGATGAAGAAATTTTAAAAGATGCAACTGCTCAACTCTTAACCTTTACAAATATAGCTGGAGAACAATTTTCAAGGACTCAATTAGCTGCATTAAACTTATCAACTCGGTTAGATGGAGATTTAAAGTCGGCAAGTATTCAATTAGGAAAAGCTTTAAATGATCCAGTTGCAAATTTATCTGCATTAAGCAGAAGTGGTATTCAATTTAGTGAAGAGCAAAAAGTAGTAATTAAATCATTAGCTAATACTAATAGGCTTGCAGAAGCTCAAACTATTATTCTTAATGAATTAGATAAACAATATGGAGGAGCAGCAGAAGCAGCAGCTCAAGCTGGATTAGGTCCATTCCAACAATTAGGAAATCAATTATCGGATGTAAACGAACAATTTGGAGCTATTATAGTTGAGGGAATAGAGCCATTAAAAACAATGCTTAAATCTTTAGCCGATACTCTTTCAGGAACTTCAAAAGAAACTAAAGAATCTATTGTTAAATTTGGAGCTTTAACTGCTATAATAGGACCAATTTTAATAATTCTTGCTAAATTAGTTACTGCTTTTGCAACTTTAAGAAGCTTCTTTTTATTAAAACTTTTACCAGCTTTAAAATTTGTTTTTCTTGCTTTTAAAAATTTAACTCCACAAGGAAGAATTATAAGTTTAGTTATAGCTGCTGCTGGTATTTTAATTAGTAACTGGGATAAGGTTGTAGGTGTTTATGATAGAGTTAAAAATAAAATTTTAGAGTTAGTTGGAGCTAAAAAACAATTAGGGGATGCTGAAGATTCAAATGGATTAGATTTTAGCAATCAAAATATAACTCCTGATACATCTATTATTGGAGATATGAGAAGTGGAAAAGCAATTAATCCAGTTACTGGAAAGCCTTTTTTTACTCCAAAACCAAAAGATCCTGATCCAGATCCGAAACCAACAAGACCAACAAGCAAATTTTCAGATTTAGATTTTATAGATCCAGCTCCAATTAAACTAATAACTCAAAATTTTGATGAGTTAAGAGATAAGGTTGAACTTGCAAAAGTTGAAATGGTTGATTTAGGAAATGTTATTACTCAAACAGAGGTATTAGCAGCTAATATAAAAGGTGCTTTTATGAGTTTTGGACAAACAATGCAAGGAGTATTTGCACAAGCTTTACAAAGTTCGGATGGCTTTTTTACTGCTATTGTAGATGGTGCAAAAAAAGCTTTTCAAGCATTAGTTGCTCAATTAATAGCTATGATAGCTATTAAAGGTATTTTAACGGCTTTAGGATTTGGAAGTTTAGATTTAGCTGCTGAAGCTGGAGCAAGTTCAGTTTTATCATTAATTGGACTAGCCGATGGAGGATTAGCAACTGGACCAACTGTTGCTATGGTAGGAGAGGGAAGAGGAACAACAATGTCTAATCCTGAAGTAATAGCTCCATTAGACAAACTTAAATCAATGATTGGAGAAAGTGGAGGAGGTAACGTTCAAGTATTTGGAACGATAAAAGGAGCAGATATTTTATTAAGTAGTGATAGAGCTAAAAATAACAGAAACAGAACAAGAGGTTACTAATGGCAAGAGAGAAAAAATTTCAATCTATATTTCAGAGTGATAGCAGTGTTTATTATCGTTTAGAGATTTATGATAATGAAGCAACTGATAACACTTTACATGAGCCAGTTTTAAGTTCAAGAGGATTTGATTTAACATATCAGACAGATAGCGATAATAGATTTACAGGTTTGATTCCTAGCGAATTAGTTTTTG